GTATGCTTGGCTCGCCTCCATATCTTAACGAATTGCCCCGGTCGCGACAAGACTGCAATGTACCGTCACACGGCGGCAATGATCCGGCATATCCGCACTCAATGCCTTTGTAATGATCTCGCCAGGCGCAAAAATGCTTCAGCACCCTCCTGAAGGGAAAACGCAGCTGCACCGACACGTCACAGCCAAGATAAAAGGTTACCCAATGGCTATCACAGGTGGTTGACTGCACCGTAAAGACTTCTTCCACCTCGGGTTTGTCATTGCCAAGATACTCGGAGTGGACCACCCGCAGCGTCACGGTCGTACCGGTCAGTCCCTTATATTCTTCCACATAGGCCTGGACAATTTGCGTGACATTCGAAACCTGTAGCGGTACGGATTGTGGATTACCTTTATGGTCTTCCGTAATTTCGCCGAGTTTAAAGTTGAAGGCAGTCCAGATATGGCCACTCCAGATGATGTCTTCGTTATTGCGCACCAGCCGTAACGGTTCCTCGGAATCCGGGAGAGCGACTTCCAACAACAGCAGCCACACGCCGTCGCTGGAAAGCTGGCTTTTTTCAAGCATGCCGGCAACTGACAGATTAAGCATATTACACCTCCTGAATTGTCAATGTACCGGAATAGTATCCCGGCGCCGCCAGGTCGAAACTAACGTCCCCGCCCACAAAACGGACGTTAAACAGTTGTCCGGAATATGGATCATTGGGAACAGTCGGATAATACCAGGCAAAGGCCGAACTGCCGCCGCGAACCGTATTTCGGTAAAAATCGCGTAAAACAGCATAATCGGCTGCGGGTAAAGCATTCCATTTCAAAACAAATGTCTGGGGCATCCGGGTAAACTTGGCTCTGGAAATAACCAGCCCGTTCTCCATTTCAGACTGCAGGGAAGGATCTTTGATTTTAGTTGTAAAGGGATATACCGGCTGTTGAATATTAGGAAACTGTGCCATTCTTTCTACCTCCTTGTTAAATAAAGTCGAATTTCACATTCTCTACTTCCTGGCCATCCAGCAAGTGCAGGTGGCGAAGGTCTCGGGAAAGCCCGAAACCCGTGTTCCACGACTACTACCAACGGAAAATCACCGAAGGCGAGACCAAGAAGCAGGCGCTGCTGTACGTCATGTGCCGCCTGTTTAATATCGTATACGGGATGCTGGTCAGCCCCGTATATTTCCCATGATCGCGAGCTATCATATTTAGTCATCCTCAGAAGCCAGCAGATCAAGAGCGTCCCTACATTCTTCGCTAAATCTTCTACGGAGACCATAGCGGAGAGTAGGCGAGCCACAAGTCCATTCATCGGAAGCTCGTACAGTGTAGATAGCCTCGATCAGTTCCTTGTCTGTTGCATAAGAGGCATTAGGATAACCCAATACATCAGAAGCGTCGTCAAAAAGCTCCTTAATGTTGCCGGGCCCGTACTGTACAGAAGCTGACCAAACCACATTTTGAAGGGCAACGCTCCTCCGCTCCAAAAAAATATACGCCCTAGCTACTTCTTTCACAGCCGGGACGTAATAAGCAATTAGGACGTAATCATGTTGAGCCTCTAAGAAGCCCTCGGGGTCTTCCTCCGCGATCGCTTTCCATTCTGCGTCAAAGTCCTCCGTGTCAGGCTCATACTTGCTTAGTCTATCTCCGAAGGGGCTACGCTGTGATACAAGAAAGTCTACGAAGGAACTAGGTACTCCGGCATTTTGAGCGAATTGCCAAGCTCCGTAAGAAGTACCTCCTGCGTCCCCCTCAGTACGGGATATAACTCCGGGGTCTCCATTAGATTCATAGATGCTTGATAAATCCCCCAATTCGTACATGCTTATTCACCCCTTTAGCTCATTACGCTTCTTACTAAGAAACACAGATAGAGGTCTGAGAGCGTCCATTCCCATCTCAATAAGGTTTTCTACAATACTCATTACCTCCGTCATAGAAAGAAACGAGTAGATGAAGCCTAGAGGAAACTTGCTCCAATCAGACCCAAAAAGCACTACCGGGGGAATACACTTCATGGCAAGGTTAAATGACATGATCAGCACCGCATAAGAGAAAGCCTTTTTAAAGAATTTCTGCCTCATGGTTTTGCTGTTCAATGTCCCGTCATGCCAAGCCGAATAAAAGCCTTCGCGAATGGATCCCAGCTTTTTTTCCTCCGATTTAGCTTTTGATACTGCTCCCCATTTAGTCACCGTGTCCACAATGATTAAAAGGCATAGGGCCAGTAGCGGAGCTTGTACTTCTCCGAAAAGAAAGCTCAAGCAGGTAACAAAAAAACTGACAACCGTTTTGAGCTGCCAGCTATTCGTCACCGATTCTACTATTTTGTTAAAGTCCATATACTCAACTCCTTTTATTTTTATCGTGAAGTCATCCCCTTTCGTCCGAAAAAGAAAAATTACCTATTCTGGTTTAGTAGGCCATTGTGGTTTATAGGATCACAGGTTTCTGTGAAATCCCTTAAAGCTTGACGGTATCCAACCATTCCAATATTTTCTCGTCTGGGAGGCGTACCCTTCACCCCATACCTTACAGGGTGTACAGGTCGAAGACCTTGTAGCGCTTTTGCGTCAAAAAGCCACAACTCCTGCTCGACGAAAAAGGCGAAAGCCATCTTAGACCTTGTCGGAATGGACGGTGACACTACCAGGGCTTACCAGGAGACAAGGGACTTCATCGTCAGGAGCATCGCCGGAGACATCCGTGCCCGGCAGTGGGAGATGGCTGAGGCCGAGAAGGCGCTCAAGGGGATGCTGGACGTGGTAGACTGCAAGCTGGAAACAATGCCTGGAGTGGACACGGTGACAGCGGCGGCGCTGATCGCCAACGTCGGAGACGCTAGGCGCTTTTGGATCGCCGACAAGCTGGCGAGGTTCGCGGGGCGTAGCGCCGGTGCGATTCAGCTCCGCTGGCGAGGGCAAGGACCAGAAGATCAAGCAAGGCAATCGGCCGTCCGCTTTGCCGTCCCTAGCGCGTCCGGCACTAGGTCCATCCAGGGCCGTCGGGAGTTGCACAGCATCCTGTACTTCCTGGCGATCCAGCAGGTACAGGTGGCGAAGGTGTCGAAAAAGCCCCGGAACCCGGTATTCTACGACTACTACCAGCGGAAAATCAAGGAGGGCAAGACCAAGAAGCAGGCCCTGGTGTGCGTGATGCGTCGCCTGGTCAACATCGTCTACGGCATGATGAAACATCGGACGGCCCACTTGATGCCGGATTTGCCGGAGCAAGAGGCCGTATGATGGAAGAGGCAGCATCGCGAAAGATGCTGCCTCCATGTTGGCCTTTTGTGTTGTCGTCCTACGGGAGCGTCAGATGCGTCACTGACGCTTTGGACGGTACTGCCTCTTTGTTAGGGCAAGTGAGGGTGCTGACTGCAGAAACAAAATTCTGCGGTCAGTTGTCATGCCCTCTGTTTGTCAGGAAGCCATGTGACACATGGGTTTCTGCGATGCAGCCACCAGTTTCAGTTGTTTTGCGGTGAGTTTGGGCGAAGTTTTGCAGTGAAACCGCACACCCTAGTCTCATTCATTATCCATCAAATAGCCGAAAAAATCTTCATGCAGAGCCGTATTTCCCTTCAGCGACTCGCCAGTATCAAAGTCTACTAGATCAATCTTCATCTTGTCAGCCAAAGCATCTCCACCATCAATCATCACTAAAGCAGAATGCAAAACTCCCATGATGATATCGCTTAGAACTTTCTCAAATGCCTCTTTCTGATAATCCGTCGATACTATCTTTTGCAACTCACGTATATCATCTTCAACGTTCGACCAGATCAAGTCTGCGTTTGGTTCAAGGCTTGCTACTGCTGTACTGACCCAGTAGTCTTTAATTCGCTTCAAATTCTCAAATACTAACTCTCGTTTTTCCATGTACACCCACCTCCTCATTTATTATACCAATAGCCACCATATTTACTATCTATTTGCTTTGCAAAGTCAATTACCTCTTCTGCTGTGGGAGTCCTTCCCAAAGATTTTTCCCATCTTGTCCATTCTGAGGTTATCTTCGAATGTACTTTCGGGTCAATTCCTTCAAGATACTGAGTTTCGTGGATGTTCTTCCCTGAAGCATTTAGAATTTCTTCGTATTTTTGGGGCAAAGTATGATGCACTTGATTGGTTAGAGGCATCTCTGGGTTTTCCTTCAGAAACAACTCTCTGTAATTTTTGGCATTTGGAACTTTACCAACGTCTTGAGCTACTCGCTCAGCTTGGACAGCAGCATTACTCGACTCCTGAACAGCTACCTGTTCCGTTTTAGTTACAGCATTACTTACTTCTTTATTCTTGAGCAAACTTATGTTTTTTAACCCCGGTAGTACTTTCCCGAGTCCCGGAAGAAGTGCAGCATAAAG